TTCAAAAGACGGGTGGCTAGAATACAAGCGGCGCGTAAAACTGATGTGGGAGCGACAGGATAGGCGCTGCTGCGATTGCGGGCGAGCGTTGGCACTCTTGAATGCCACTTTCGAGCACCAACGCAGGCGAGGGATGGGGGCGGCGTGGCGAGACGACAGAATCACGAAGGACGGTCAGGATTGGAACGGGGCGGCGCACTGGGTTTGCAATGGGGTGCAAGGTTAAGCAGTTTATCTAGTTGCTCGTTGGCGCGACGTTTCGCAACAACCAGGCTGAATTCCACACCCTCCGCCTTGAAATGCGATCCATAAACAGCCCATGCCCACATGCAAGATGGTGCCTGCGCTCCAAAAATAAAACCCTGCGCGTCGGGGCAATCGAACCGAAATATCCGACCGTCGCGCCTCCATCGCCGGCTCACTTTTTCTCCTCCACCCGGTGTGGGGTATAGTTCGGGTTACCCTGGTTGAGACGGTCAGACAATTCCCGCCAGCCCTGCAACTCTGTACCATTGAAACGAAGAAATTCCATCAGTGAGACGAGAACAAATAGTTTGTCGTAGTCTTCCCGATTCATAGTGAGGATTACCTGATCGTTCTCTTCGCGATAGCTCACCGGGTTTCTCCCTCCGGCGGATCGGACAGCGCAGCAAGGGTGCGGCCTAGCAAATCGATTACCTTGGGAGGTTCAGTACAATTCCCCGGCAATCTGTTTAAGTCGATCCATTCCCAGCCTTCACACTTGTCGGGTTGCGTGTTTACAATTTCGCCTTCGTAATCAGTCGCGTGCGCGTAGAACATGAAGTAATGATGACCAAAGCGCGTATGCTCGCAATAATCGATGAACGTGAAACCACCGAGAACCGCACCCGTTTCTTCGTGGAATTCGCGAATCGCACACCGCGCCATGTCCTCGTCTGGCTCGATACGCCCGCCCGGAGTCGAGTAGAGACCTGCTGCGGATATATTCTTCCTCTTGCCAAGAAGCAATTGATTCCCGCGCGTCAGTAACACCGAAACTCCAACTGCATACTTAGGCTTTGCATCCCGCAGGCCGTCGCGCTCGGCTTCGGATTTCTCGACACGTTCCATGAGGTCGCCAACTTGATGAACCAGGGCCGAGGGGAACCACTTCACATCGTCAAGTGGTATGCCCAGAACCTCCCGCAACTCGTGCCACATATCAGAATTGGAGGCTTTTAGGTTAAATAGATCGCGGTCATGCTCAGCTCGCAGGCGGGACAGTTCGCTGTCTGCGTAGGCTTCGGCAAACTCGTAAACTTTGGCGAGAATTTCTTTCGGCATTGGCTGGCGACCTTGGCGATTTTCATCCAATACCGCATAGAGTGGGATAGCGATGCCACATTCAGTCTTGTGGAATTGCTCCGCGCTCTGCGGGCGTGCTGGAGTCGCTTTGTCGTTCATTTCACTTCTCCCTTCGGCGGATCGGGCAGCGCGGCGAGGGCGGCAGCAACCTTGCATCTTGTACAGTTCTTCGGATAGTGTTCAGTTACTCCGCCGAATCCTGTGATGGTGTGTGGCGCATACTCGAATCGTTCGCTCGCTAACTGTAACGCTTCTCGAATTTGTGGCAGCGCGTCGCGCAGACTGTCGCCCTCGGCTTGCAGGCGAGCAAGTTCGGAGGCGGCGTAGACGGCAAAGCGATAAATTTCCTGCGATTTCTGGATAACCTTTGACGACCCAGGTTTGCCGTAATAGGCATCGAGTAACTGCTCCGCGCTCTGCGGGCGTGCTGGTCCACAACTGCATCGCTCATCACTTTTCACTATCCCGCCTTCGCTCCAAACTTCACCACCTCAAACTCGTTCTCCGGGTGATTGAATCGAGCTGCATCCCGGATAACCTTGGCCTCTGAGAACGTAGCGTACATCCAGAAATCCCAAGGCTTCCATTGGAATACATGAAACGCCGTGTGTGGCTTCCGCGAAACAACGGCATAGAACACGATCGTATCGCCACACTTTGCGCTCACCGTTCCACCTTCCCTTTCCAGTTGACTTCTTTTTTAAAAGTCATCCTCACTTTCGCCGAAAATGCAGAGCCGGAAGTCGACGCCCTTTTCCCGGAGGCGGGTCCGCTTTACAACACAACCGTGGCCGCACATCCCTCGCCCACGCCCAGGCCGTGCGCGTGGACATCCCGCTTCTGACGGGCGGCCCGAACGTGCCAAGCGGCAGTCAAGCGCTTCCCCAAGCCCTCTGGGTCTCGAATGCCTCGCCTAATCCATCTGCGTTGCTGATTGATTCTTATGCCCGTTTTGAAAATGCCATTGGCAATGCTATAGGTGGTCCTCTTTGGAGTTAGAAGCTCCATGCCCTGCTGGCGTGCTGGCGTCTCGTCATCCTCAAAGCGGTAGCTCACCGGGCTTCTCCCTTCGGCGAATCGGGCAGCGCGGCGAGAGCGGTCTGAGCCTTGCAAATCGCGCAATTATCATCAGCACCTTGGAGTTCTAACCGCCTGTCGTGGCTCGGCGGTTTATAAAACTTGACCATCTTCTCCAGCGCATCTCGCAGGCCGTCACACTTGGCTTCGGCTTTCTCTGCGCGCAGTCTGAAATTTGTAATCAGCGTGACCTTGTGGCCATTGGCCTTCTCGAATTCCATTTGCGCCCATTCCCGCGCTTCGTCGTAAGACTTGCCTTCAAATCCAGCGTCGTTCAAAGCAGCCACTAGCGGATAAATATCCCGCGACCAATTGACGTTCTGTGTGGCGACAATCATGTTACGAATTGCGTCAATCTTCGTCAGTACGGCTCGCAGGCGGGCCAGTTCGGGCGCGGCATAAGCGTACCCATCGCAGTAGAACTGCCACAGGTGCTCGGTGTCCGCATCTGCATAAGCACCCAATTTGGGACGGCCTAAATCAAAATGCCTGGGCTTGGCTAGTTTTTCAAACTCCGGTCGCAAGATTTCAGGCTCCGCGCTCTGCGGGCGTGCTGGTGCAAGATCAGTTTCGTAAGTTGTACAATACGTCCCACAAGAAAATGTAGGGCTATGCTCGCAGTTCTTCGTTCGCAGCATCTGCGGGCGTGCTGGGGTCTCCAATTTATCGCTCACCGTTGCACCTTCCCTTTCCCACGCACGTCCGATTCAATCATCAGCCACCAATACGCTTCGTCGGTACGTCCAGCTTCGTAACCGGCTTTGTGGCCCTGCTCATAACCGCGATTTTCGCAGACAAGCCTCACCGTTACGAGGTAGACGACAGCGGCGACGAAGAACAGGGAAGTGCAGAGGATGGTCATCTAGGTCCACTCCCTTGCAGCGGCTTGCAATATTTTCACCTGGTAAGCTTCGACTCGCACACTTTCAGCGAGCATACGTTCTTTGATGGTCTGCGAGAGCCGAGCCACTTCCGACCAGTCGGCGGATTCCGGCAATTCAGCCCGAGCACGATCCCAGGCGCGTTGGTCGATGGTCAAATCGTTTGACACGGCTTACCTTTCGCCTTTCTTCGCCGCCGCGCCCGCAAAGCACTCCGCCTGCGAGTGAGAATGCGTTCGTCGCCGCACACCGCACAGCAAGCCACCAGCCCTAATCCGCCGACGATAAAGACTTGCTTCTTGAGGCAGATCACGCAGTATTCCGGGAACCAGGAGCGGGGACAGACTGGCGGCGGAAGGGAAATTTGCGAGGTCACTGCAACTCCTTTAGCGAGTACGGCTGACTGGTGGCGAGAAGTCCGGCCTGGCTTAACTTCCGTGCGGCGTTGTAGACCGTGTCCTTCGAGCAGTGCAGCGCACTCATCAGCGCCTTCGTTTGCATCGACTTGTGCAGCAACAGAAGATCGATCATCTCGGCTGGGCGGCCTGGCATTGTTTGTTTCCACGATTCCCAGCGCGGATCGACTGTGCTGTTCGATGGAGCGGCAGTGTTTACGCTGGGAGCGGAATACTGCTCTTCGCCAACCGCCAGCTCGATCTCACCGAACAGCGCGCGCAATCCACGATGAAGTGGAGAGAGTTGCTGGCGGAGATTCCGCATCGACCGTTCCAGCCGTTCATTCTGCGTGCGTGCGTCGTCGAGTTCCTGGCGCGCGTCGCGGAGATCGTCTTCAAGTTGCTGCTTCTCCTTGCGAAGTTTGCGCAGCAACCCATCGTCCGCTCCGGGCGCTTCTTTCAACACGCCCTCAAGCATTAACGGTTTGCTTGCCATCTTCACCAACCTCCGAATGTTCCGACAGCAACCCAGGCTGCGCTACGCGCTCCAGTAATCCAGGGAGGCCGTACTCCTCAAGCCTGCGAAGCGAAACGATCCCAAAACGTAAGGCATTGATGTTCCAACGCACTTCGCTGAATCGGTCGCACGGTAGTTCGTAGGGGCGATCCTGCCGTGCCGAGTTGAGCACCCATTGCCGAGCATTTTCACGATGTTTGCCGAGCGCCTTGAAAATTTCCAAATCGGCCGCTGTTGCCTTGTCGCCTAAGCGATCAGGATGATGCTCCAGAGACTTTTTCCGGTAAGCGGAGTCGATCTCGTCCAGCGTGGGCGCTGGATTGTCGATACCTAAAGCAAGTTGCCAACTAAAATCTTGCTTGGCCTGTTTCCAGAAAAAAATGCTCACTCCGGGGTCGCGCCGGGCATCCTCCCCAGTGTTGAACGAAATGATGAGCTCCGTCACACCCGCCTTGCCAAGTTCGCGGATCAGAGCCTCGCGGCAATAGTTCAAAGGCTTATTCCATACCTTTTTCGCACGACGCGCCTCAATGCCAGTACGGAGCCAGCCCTTCGGCCACTTCAAAGGCGATTGCTCATTGACCTTCATCGTGATTTTGTCTTTCGCCATTCGTTGCTCCTTTCAAATTTCAGTGGGGCGAGCCCCGGCGCCACGGTTCCATCCCGGATTAACTAGGAGCGGCTTTCGTGTCCGCCGCTCCCTTCCTAGTTGACAACCGTTTTAGGCCGCTTGCGAATTCGCCCGCGTGTAGGGCATAAGCCTCTCGTCGCCGCAACCCTGGCAACAGCCCACTAGCCCAGCATCACAATCCCAACCTGCGACAAAGGTTTGCTCGCAGCCACACTTGGGGCACTGGCGTGGGAATTCCACCTTGGTCGCGAGCGGCGTGATTGTCATTCCGGCCATCGCACCCCTCGCCCCATCTTCGCCAGCCTCGCGGCGGCATACTTGAGCACCGTCGATTCCCCGGCCAGGTTCGGCGCTGCCACCTTGAATTGCTGGCCGTCCTCGGTGGTCACCTTCCAGTACGATTTCCGGTTCGTGCCGTCGTAGGAGCTGAAGGCGATCGACCGGATTCCAAGAGCTGCATAGAACAGCGAATTGTGTGTCGAGTCTGTCACGCTTCTGTGTCTACGGTGAGTCACTGGTGTCTCTTTTCACTGTTGCATTTTTCAAAGGGGTCAAACTGGTCAAAGGGGTCGCACACAGAATTCTTGAGCCCCTTTGACCCCTTTGACTACAAACAAACTGTTAGCAAGCGACACTTATCCCCCGCATCCGGCCAAACGTCTAACCGTCTACAATTTGACACGCCTGGTTATTCGCTCAACTGGAGGCTATCTCGCCATCTTCGTAGCCCTCCAAATACCACTCCCAACCCTCGCCTGAGCCGCCCCTCTTCCGCGACTTGACCCCAAGTTTTTTCTTGGCTCGCTTCACCGCCGCGATCGACGCCCCAACGTCCTTCATCGCGGAAAAAATATCGCGAGACGATTTCGCGCCGCGGTGCAGCATATCCTTCAGGCATTCGGCGCTCTCATCCACCGCGTCCCGGTCTTCGGTCGTCATGTTGCCGGTAGCCGCTAAATCATCGGCTGTGATCGCGCTCTCCCCGGTCCAGTGGAAGCTGCCGTCATCGCACAGTTCATAGCCCATGGATTTTCCAAAGGGGCCGATATTGCTTTTGGCGTGCGCCAGCACATGCCGGCCGTCGCGTTTCCCCGCGTGCAGCTCCGTGCGCGCCGCTCCAGTAAGGTCAATGCTGCCAAGCCCGCGATTGATCGCCGAGCCGGTCGTGGTCTTCGCGAAGTGGCGCAGGATTAAGAGGCAGGCTTGGTATTTGCGCGCGAGAAACGCCAAACCGTCGAGAAGCGGGCGTGTTTCGTTCGAACGGTGCATATCGACTTCGCCGCCGAGGTAGGACTGAATGGGGTCCACGACCAGTAGTTTCGCCTTGGTCTCTTTTAGCGCCGCGTCGAGCAGTGGCACATCGCTCAACCTGACGCTTTCCCGCCTCGCCTTCGAACCCTCGCCAGTTTTTGCGCCTTGGAGTAAATGGAAATGCCCGACATCGCCTTCGAGCAGATCGAAGCGCGGACGGACAACATACTCCGGATCGTTTTCGATGGAAAGATAAAGCACGTCGAGAGGGAAACAATCGTCGCCCGTGAAGGGAATTTTGCCGAGAGTGAGCGCCGCCGCGAATGCCAAAGCTAAGTAGGTTTTCCCCGATCCCGGCTCGCCCGACAGCATGTTGATCATCCCGAAAGAGAGATACGGGCGCCACAGCCACGGCACCGGCTTCGCTTCGACGGACGACAATCTGATCAAATCGGGACGCCGCGCGAGATTGCGCGGGGAGTAGGGAAGCATGTCGCCGTTCAGGTCGTAACCCGCGCGCAAAGCTTCGACACCCATGGAAAGTTTCTCCATAAGTAGATCGGGTTCGGTTTTCGCGCTCTCGGCATGGCGCTGCAGGAGTTCGCCCATGAAACGTAAGCGCCGGAGTTGGGAGAGTTTGTGTAGTTTTTCAACCCGCAGGCGAAGGTTTGATGCGGGTAAGTCGTGCGTGTCGAGCAAGCCGGATATGTAGGCAACTGGGTCGCCCACTTCTTGTTGCGCACCCCAAGAGTCGGCCACGGTCGTAATGTCGAAGGGCCGGCCCTCTTGCGAGAGTTTAAGTAGAGTGCGGAACAACGACTGGTGGACCTTGCCAACGAAATCGGAGATAGCTAAGTCGCCGAATGATTCCTGAAGGAGATCGGGTTGTTCGAGCACGCGGGATAAGATCTCGCCCTGCAAGCGCAGATCGCAGAGGGAGGACGGAGATGGGGGCGTCTCGTAAAGATTCAGGCGCTGCCAAGCTGAGCGTGGTTCGGATTCGTTTGGATCCAACGTGTTCAAAATGCTCCCTTAGTTTTGTATTTCTTACACGCCCGGCCAGACTCATTGCGCAAGCACTGCTGCGCCAATTCGGTTGCTCGGTGGCGGATTCTAAACATAAGTCGGTTTTTCCGCTGGTTGGCGGTTTTGTAGCGGCGCACAGTCTTTGGATCTAGCCAATTCATTTTCAGAAACAGAGTTCAATTCCGCCACAAGTGACGGAATTCAACTCCGCTCCCCAGAACTGCATTTAGAGCGGAGCAACAACTTCGGGCGATTGTCTGGGCACCTCCTTTCGGACAGGATTTTCCGGGGTGAGCGGCAACGGCGCCTGCTCCCCGGGTGGTACTTCCCGCGCTTTGCGGATCAGTTCTTTTGCCCAGGCGAGGCGTTCCTGTTCCGAATGCCCGTCAAATTCCGCGAATTGGGCGGTCAGCGGAACGTACAACTCTAGAAATGTCCGCTCGACTTCGGCTTGATCCATTTTGCGGACATGATCGTCGGCCAGTTCCGGTAAAATCAGGTTCACCCAGACCATCATGTCGCTGACGTGTTGGCGGAGGTTGATCATTAGCGTCTCAACTCTCCTGTTTCGGCGGTGTCCGCGTGCTTCCGGTCGCAAAATCTAACCATCACAGGTTCCGGCAAATCAGGCAGTGGCTTTCCGTCAAACTTCCCGCAGTAGTCGTACGGCTTGAAACAAAGCGGCGACGGCCACCAGTTGTCATAGTCGTAGCCGAGTTTCCACATCACCATGTTCGACCAGCAAGTGTCGGAGCGGTCGCTGATCCAGCCCAGAATCTTCCACGAAATGACGTGGCGCATCCAGCGCGGCGGCGTGAACCGAGTCTCGTTTGTGAATCTCATGTCAGTCCGCGTGCTTCCGGTGCAGCGTGGCCCGCATCACTAACGCGTGCTGTAAAGCGTCAATCAGTTTGTGCATGGGCGCGGTTTCGATGTTCTCCGCGATCCACAGGCAGATTAGTTTTGGCGAGGACAAGTCTTGTCCGACCAGTGTGAACGTATCCTCGCTGCGGGTGCGAGCTCTCTCGAACACGAGGCGATCGTTCTCTTTCAGTTTGTCGGTGTGGACGGTTTCTGCGCCTGGCATCATGCCTGTAACGCGAGATGTGCTCATCTGCTGCGCTCCTGGTCTGTTAAACTCGTTGCAGTTTGATTGTTGGGGTCTGGGGCCTGCCGGTTTGACGGCGGGCCTTTCGTTTTCTCCGGCAAGCGCATCATTGGCCGGCGCAATGGCTCTGGCGATTCTCCGCGGCTCCTTTCCTCACCCGAATTTAACAACTGAAAAGTCATCACGCCTTTCTCCCGTACAGCCATTTCTTGACTTTTTCCGGGCTGCCGTGGGATGGCGCGCTGCAAATCGTGAGTAGCCCGATACATCGCAATTGCCAGTGCCGCGAATGCCCAATGGTTAGTCTCTTTGACTTCACGCAATACGTCGGCTTGCTCTTTTTCGGCTAAACTCTCTCCAAAAAAAATCAAGGTCTTAACAACTCTCTCTCTAGTCATCGGGTCCGCCATCAGAACACCCCAGCCTTCTGTAGATCGTGAAGCAGTTCGGACGCGGCTTTGACCGCCTCAACCTGTTCGGGAACGTCGCGATACTCGACTGGAATCAGGTAGGTTGCGAACAACTGGCGGAGCGTGCGCAGCAGGCGCGGGGCGTGGGCGATTAGAGCACCGTTTGAAACGGCTTGGACGGGAAGCGGCTCGCCAGGCTCCGCGGGAACGAGTGCGACGATCTCGTGATTAAATTCGCAATCGACTGAACGGACTTCGAAGAGGATGCCTGGAGTTTGCCCGCTGAAAAGATACCAAGGTTCGGGGGAGTGATTGGCGGAAAGAGAATTATTGGCGAGAGTTTGGCGAACGTGAGACTCTATGCCTGGCGGGGAATCGGATTGGGTGTTGTTCTCGGGCGTGTTAGGTACGCTCATGCACTTCACTTTCTCTGGTTTTCCGCCATGCTTTTGGCGGGGTTAGGGTTATTTCAAGTTCCACGGCCTGAACTGTTTCAGGCTTTCGATTGACGGCCACTGTCCCGTGAACAATAAGCAGCGATCGTCTAAGCTCACCATCGCAGGCGGTTTCTCGTTGGGGAAATTGATCGTGATCGGCGTATCAACTGGAGGCTTGCCGCCCTTCGAGCGCCAGATTTTTCGCTGTTCGTAGAACCATGCGAGCATTGCCTCTTTGCCGCCCGCTTGATGTGTTCGACTGGAAAAGACGTGGATTTCAAACTCTTCCTTTGCCGCCTCTAGGAACTCAAATAACCCTTCGACGTATCCGTCAGGAATCACCGCCGCGCCCTTCCATCCCGACGTGTAACTGTGACAAACGCCATCAAAATCGAGACAGAGGATCGGTTTTCGGAGGAGTTCAGTCATTGAGTAAACTTTCTAACCCACTCGGCGGTCGCCCTGGAGTAAAGCAGGCATCGATTTCGTCGAGCCAGACGGCTTCTTGGGAACTTCGAGCAGGGAAGCGGCTTGGGCGCACTTCGGGCAGACTCTGTGTTTCGCAACCAGCGGATCGGCTAAGAAGAGCACTTCGCTCTCGAAGCGGTGGCCGCACTCCAGCATTTCGGAGACGGTGTAAAAAGTTCTGATTTCGCGGAACTCGATCTTGCGCAAGAATTGGCGCGATGAAGACATAGCTCCCCCTGGAAAGATTTGGGGGAGTAAGGACTGGAAAGACTACTTGGGGGAGGGGTTGCCGGTCTGAGGCTTGCCGGATGTGTTCGGAATTCGTAACAGGTGGTAGATGCTCCGCGTTCCGCCCGCCCGTTTGCCGCACCGTAATGCAAGTGAGATTGCACCTTTCAACGGTTGCGCGGGCGGGACGCGGAGCACAAGCAATGTCTGATAACAGGGAATGCGGAAAATCGGGATTATGCAAAATCGCGGCGGGATGGGGCAGGAAGTTCACAGCAGGCGCAAAAATAGCCCCGCAATGAAAAATTGTCAATGACGTTCAGCCTGTGAATAGCTGTGAAAACGCTGTGGAAATCTCGGAAAAGAACGACTTAGATGCGTGTTTCTGCGGGCGAGGCGGGAGGAGTTGAAGCGGAGGATGAAGGGGAAAATAAAGTTGGGCTAGTTACTTCTTAGTCAATGGCTTTGGACTTCAATTTGTACCTGTGAGCGAAGGCGGGGGCGAAGGCTTTCACCTGCCCCCGGAAGCTGTCTTCGATTTCGAGCGTGTGCTTGTCGTCGATCTTCGCCGATTTGTCTTTCTTCCAGGTGCGCACCAATTTTGCGAGGATGGTGTCGGCCTTCTCGTAGAAGAGTTTGCCCTGCTCGCGCTGAGATTCGTATTCGGCATAGAGTTCGGCGACGGATTTGAGTTGCTTGGACATTAGGCGCTGGGCGCGGCGCTACTCGGGGCCGTGCTGAGGACAGTGTACACCGACTGTACATACTTCTGAACGTCGGCGGCGGTCGAGGGCTGGCCGGCGGTCTTCAACTCCGTCTGCACCAGGTTCCCAACCAGCGCAATCACGGCGGCGGCTTTTTGTGGGCCGGTGCCGGATGCTCCGACCGCAGCCCCGTTCTGTTCCGCCAAGGCGATCGCGGTAACGGTGGAATTGTAGGCAGGCCCGAGCGCGGGGACCAAAGCGTCAATTTCCGGCTCCGCTTTTTCCGCCCAGGGCAGAATTTTCAGAATGCCCCGGTTGAAATCCTTGGCGATGGCTTCGAGTTTCGAGACGAACTTGCTCATGGTTTTTGCTCCTTATCTGATTTTTGGATAGTTAGTAAGTCGGTAGTAAGTTCTTTATTTGCTTCTAACTCAGGCAACACGACCAGCATTCCACGAGTCAAGCGAGAGGCTTCTTTGCGAAATAACACCGTCATACACACGGCGGCAGTTATCCCGCCAGAACCCGCCGCCAGCGCCCAGTTTCGGCTGGAGACGAGAACCGAGCCCCAAACGAGCAAGAAGCTGACTAGGCCGGAGAACGCCATCTCAAAGAGGAATTTCAGCCAGAGTCCGATCAGGGACTCTTTCAGCTTGCCGAGAATCAGCGAGGCGAGACCTTGAAACGGGTCCACTTACTTTTTCTCGGTTGCAACTGGCGCGGTCGGGACTGGCGTGCCCGGACCTCTCGGCATCTCCGCCGCGTCCGCCGCCACGCCCGCTTCGAACATCTTTTGGCCGAAGGTATGCACTACGGAGGTTTGACTCTTGGTGTTAAGCAGCATGGGAAGCGTGTCCGGAATTTTGTTCCCGATAATCGCCTTCAGCGTTTCCAGTGTGGCATGATCCGCCTTGGCGTCAACCGCCTGCAATTGGAGCACGGTAATCTTTGTATCCAAAGCGTGCCACGCGCCGACGAGCGCAAGCAAGAGCAACCCGAGCGAGATCAGGTTGCCGAGGTTGATGGAGCCGTCGAACTTAAGACTGGGCGTCACCGGACTATTTTCCATTCCCATTGACGATGGCATCGGATGTAGCCTTGGCCACCTGCAACTGGGTGGAGTGCGTGCTCGCATCCTTCGCGGCTAGCCCGACGGCTGCAATCAGCAAACAGAGCGCGGTTCCCAACCAATCGACTTTTTGCCCCGCCTGCAACTGATGCAACGCGGTCACCCCCTGCGGGACGGACATGATAAATGCACACAAGCCGAACAAGCTTGTCTTCCAATTAGTAGTTATGTAGGTCCAGGCTGCTTTCATGGTTTCTTTTCCTTGTGTTTGCGTTTCGGTTTGGGCTTGGCCAGGTTGAACGTCATCGTCCGCACCGGACAATCTTTGTCCAGAGGACAGTGCGCGATTCCCTGAATTTTGGTGAGCAGCATATCAATCTGCAAGACTGCCCCATGCACAGCCTGTTCCTCGCAGAGAGCCTCGATGACCTGGAGCTTGTTTCTTATTTCGACAAACACCCGCTGCAACGGGGACTTGTGCGCGCTTAATGGTTCCATCAGTGCTTTGATGCTCGGCTTGAGACTCACGCGTTGGCATTCCAGTCGCTCGACATCTCGTGGTAGATTTGACAACACGATTGTGCCCGGTGTGGATCGGTAGACCATGTTTGGCTCACTTGTTCGACGTAATCTTCCGGCGATTTTGCTTCCAACGCTGCCTTGTAATGCGGGTAGAACGGGGCGAGACGTTTCAGGGTTTCCATGCGATCCCGGAAACAGGCCGCCCAGTCGGGGTAGGCGATGAACGAGGAATTCAGTGCGACCCATCTCCCATCCAAGCATTCTTTGGTCGGCAGGCTCACTGTCGGATAAAATTCGTGCGCGTGTTTTTTCATGCCGAACAAATTGCAACTTTGCGCGAGAACCGATTTACCGTAGCCACTTTCCAGTGCGCACTCACAGGCCGCCATCTCCGGGAAGATGTGGCCCGCTTCTTTTGCGGCTTCGTAGGCGCGATTGAGAAAGGCTTTCTGTGCGGGGGTCATGGCGAGTTAGGGTACTCCAACCGCGACAGATCACACGTCGCACACTTCCCGGTTGCAGCGGGCGCGGGCTGGAAAGAAGCGATGGCCGCCGCATATCCGGTTTGCGATTGCGAGTTCGTCCAAGTGGGGTTGATGGCGGCGGCAGTCGTTTGCACGTAGTAAGCCAAGGCGAAGGCGTAACTTACGCCGCCATTGAATACGGAATTGGCGGTGATACTGAAGCCGTCGTTGATCGTCGGTAGTGTCGTTGTGCCGTAGTAAAAAACCCCGGCCACAATTAGTTCGCCGTCGTGATTAGGAGTGATGCTCCCCGGCTGCACCGTTGTACCGCCGCTGCCCGGTATGGCTCCGTTCTGCACATCAAAGGGTGAAGTCGTCAAGATGTGGTTGAAGGCGGCGACGGCTAAGGCCGGAAAACCACCAGTGTTGACGTACTCAAATACATGGCCGGGTCCAACCGTTGGGTTTACGCAGTACCAGAGTTTGATTCCCACGGAGAGGGGAGTATTTGTGTAGACGGTAAGTGGCGTCCAAGTGTTACATGGACCACCGCAGCCCGTAAGCCCGTCCACGATAGACCCAGCGCCGTTGAAGCCCCCTGCCGCGATGATAATGAAATTCGCCCCGGTGGTATCAATGGCCGAGGTGGAAGTCGGCCCAAGAGCTCCTGCCGCTGGCTGGTAAGTGGACACCACACAGGGCAGCGTGCATTGGCCCCACAACGGGCAAGAGAGCGCGAAAAACGCGAAAATGAGTAATCGTTTCATTAGTTCACAATGAAGTAGTCGAAGCATAGCGGGTTCGCCGTGAACGTCCCTAAGTTGATGGTAAAACTTGTGCTCGCGTTCTTCGACAGCAAGCGTGGTGCAGTTAATCCGGTATCGGCGCTGGCATTACAGGTAACGCTTAAGTTGCTGCCTTCGCCCACACTTGGTTGCACGAAGATACGGCTGTTTGCGGTCACCACCGATGTATTCACCTGACAGGTTCCGGTCGAGGCATTGGTCGCACAAGAGAACGCCCCCGAGGGATTTGCACCGCACGCTGCTATCGAGGGATTCGCGCCCGAACCGGCCGCCGCACAGTTCCCATAAGTAACAGTCGGCGCGAACACATTGCCCGTCCCGGCGTCTGTGTAGGGCGTCGTGATGTGCGTCGGGTCGATGACGTTCGGATAAATCTTGTTGTAGTTAGAGGAGCCGTCGGCAGTGATGCCATCGGTCGCGTAGCCGTAAAGGCTGTTGCCGGTGATGGCGTTGTAAGTCGCCCCGGTTAACGCGATCATGGTGGTGGTGGCTGAGCTCTTCTGCCAGATTGTGTTGCCGACAATCGCGTTGTCCGCCGTGGCGTTAAGCAAGATGGGATTGCCGGAAGTCGTTCCGCCGTTGAAAATGTTTCCATTGACTGCATTGCCGCCGCCGCCATTGATGTACAGGCCCGCCTGGGTCGCCCCGGCCCCGTACCAGCGGAACTGCATGTTGCTGACACTGACCCCGTTGGAACTTTCGATGTCAATCGTCGGCCCGGAACCCGTGCCCACCACTTCCCCGCCGTTGATTTCCACCATTCCGTTGGCGGTGTTGGCAACGCCAGTTACCAGGATTTCCGACACGCCGGCGGAATCGCAAATGCTGTCGAGCAAATGTATGTCGCTAGCGGCGTGCGCTCCGCCGGCGCTAGTGCCGTCGATGTAAAAACAATAGTCGGGAGCGTCAATCTGGAACGCCTTTGTCCAAATGTCGGAAATCAATGAGCCGTGGGCGTAGAAACCTTTCACGTGTAGTCCTGGACCGGCTACCTCGTAATTGTCGAGGGCTGTTCCATTGTTAGACACCGTGGAACTATCAAGGTCAACGCCGTTGAGCTGCGCGGAAGTGGAGAGAGAGTAGTAGATTTCGACGTGATTGCCGTAAAAGTTTCCCGTTCCGTTGTGATACTCGGCTGAAAGGCCGGCATCGTTCAATTCCACGTTTTCAATTCGCGCCCAGCAGGAATCCGTCAAATTGACACCATAGCCAGCGGTAGGGGCCACGGTGCGAATGACGCTGAGATTGGTAAGATTGGGCGCCGTAAGCTGCCCAGCTCCGCAGTTTGCCCCCGTACCGACCATGTCAACTAGATCACCAGTCGCGGTCGCAGAGGTTAGTACCGTAGAGAAAACGGTGAGATGTGGGCCATATCCGCAACCATTTAGCGTTGTGTAAGAATTTGCGAAGACAACTGTGCCGCCGGTGATCGTGTAGGACTTGCAGAGCAACTGGGTTGTACCGCCATCAACCAGAGCCGCCAGCGCCTTAGTGATCGGCGTGTAGTCGGCGGTCCCCGTGACTCCCCACCATTCCGCATAGTTCACGGTCTGACCCGCGCCATGGGTAAATTTGCCCGTTCCAGCCACGGTGAGAATCTTCACATTCGGCGGTGCGGAACCGACCACTAGACCCGACACTGTGACTCCGGTCGGCGCAACCAATGTGGCTCCTGTCCCAAAATGCAGCGGACAAGGCAGAGCATAGTTCGACGTGAAGGCGAACGCCCCGGCGGGCAACCACACTTCCGAGTTCGCGGCGCAAGCTGCGGTCATGGCGGTGGAATTGTCGGACGATCCGTTGCCGTTGCCGGAGTAGTTTAGGAGAGAAGCGGCAAAGGTTTCCGTTCCGCCCGATACTGCCAGCGGCGAAGTAACGGCGGTGATGATCGGCGCCGCCTGGAAAGCTCCCGTCCCCAGCGCCCCGCTCGCACTCGGCTTTTGCCCGTGCGTTCCGTCCGCCACCATCGGCACTTCTGCCGTGGTCCCCGGATCGGCGGAAGTCGCCACTCCCGCCTCACTGCCAAAACTTGTGTACGACGTTCCCCAGGCCGATCCCGTGGAGTTCGGAATCCCGGCGCCGGGATAGACCATCGAGCCGCCGCCGCCTCCACCCCCACTCAAGATCGACGCATTGACCGCTGGCGTGGCCGTCAAAAGGATGGTGGCCGAGCCGGACACGTAGGAGCCGACGCAGACCAGAAACTCGTCTGCCGAGCCTACCGGCGCGTAGTAACCGCCAGCCGCGGTAATCGTGGTCTGCGCGGTCGAGGAGTTGGTGGGGAAGACTTGCGCCCCGCGCGCCGCGCCGCCTTCAATCGCCACCTCGGGATTGAGCGTAATGGAGAAAGTCCCGGTTACGTCGATGAAAACGGTGGCCTGCCCTTGGGTGCCGATGGTCGCACACTTCGAGGTGGAGCTCGAGATGACGAATGGACCTGCCTTCGATTGAGAGAACACGGGCGGACCGAGGGCTAGACAGGCGAGGATAACGAACGCGAAACGGCGCAGAAGCATAAACGAGACTCCTTTCGGTTTTGTTGTGAGAGATAGAGAAGCTAGAAGGTGGACCCTCGACCGGAACGCGAAACCGGCGTGGAAGATCCCGGCACTACGGCAGTCACTTCGTTCGAATTTAGACTTTCACCGTTCGAGTTGACTGCCGTCACCACGTAGTAGTAAGTGCCCGGAGAAACCGATGTGTCGGAGTAAGTCGTGATCGGGCTCGAAGAAGAATAGATTTCGGAGTAAGGTCCACCGCTCGTCGTGCTGCGATAGACGTTGTTCGAGAGAACCGGGCCGCAAGTATTTCCCGAGTTCATCCAATCCGCAATTCCACCGTCGGTTGCGGTTTGGGTTAAGGGTGTCTGCACCCAGGTCGGAGCGGACGAGCCGCTGACCATACTTCCGCCGCCCGATTGCGCGAAAAAGACATAAGAGCCAGCATTCCCGCTCTGCGGGCAGATCACTTGCCCCGGAACGTAGGATGTGGAAGCTTGCCAGTCGGGAGGGATAGACCCTTGCGTCCAAGTCAGATCCACCGTGCCCGCGAAAACGGGCAGAGACGCCAAGAGCAGCGCGAGTTGAAGTAATCTCTTGCACAAGTCAGTTCACGAAACCTCGGTGGCGGGGGACGGCGGAAGAAGGCGGCGAAGCCAACGCGTAGTGAGCGCCGTACATATCCCAGAGCCCCAGCGTGCCGACGAATTGCTGTGTGGTCGAACCGCTGAGCGAAAGGTTGTAGACGACTTGCCCAATGGTCGCAACCGATGCGTTGACCCCAAGCGTCCAACCGGATGCAGCGGTTAGATCACTTCCGGGATAGCCGATCAGCGTGAAAAACATAAAACACGGCGAGGGAGTACAGGCATAAGTTTGCGCCGGGTTCGTGGGTGTGCCGGTTTCGTTTCCCGCCGGGGCGAGCAACGGCGAGAGGTAGGCACCGACCCCGGCAAACTCGTACAGGCTGAATTCCAACGTACAAACCACACAATGATCGCCAGAGGGAACGACCGCCGTGACTACGGTCGTGGTAGCCGTGCTCATAACCGCCGCGTTCGCAATCTCGTAAACCGCCGTGATGCCGTATTTAGTCGCGGTGGCGTTGTCTTGATAAGTGGATGCCTGCTCGCATTGAGACGGCCCCCCGAGACACGCCCAGGAAAAACCCGATGTCGTAGCCGCGATGTGGTTGTAGGCGACTCCAGTAAGTTCGCCGCCGCCGCTCTCCTGCACCCACGCCACAAGAAACAGATGATTCCCGAGTGTCGTGTTGCTGGAGAAACCAACCGCATTCGTGGTGAGCGTTCCACCCCCCGTGAATGTCGCGCTTGCGCTTCCACCCGCATTCGCCTGCACCAGCGTGGCCGAGCCGAAGCCCGCCGTCGTCAGTAGGCAAAACAGCAGGCAGAAGAGAGCAAGGGTAAGAAGTTTTCTCATTGCGAATTTAGTGGACTATCACCAGCGGAACAGACTTCCAAATCGCAGACCCAGCAGGGCCGGCAGAAGTGCAGAGGTACAGGAAATTTTGGTCCCAAGCGATTTGACCTTGCACGCAGGCCGTGCTTCCCGAGGATGGCGTCAGCGAATCGGAGATGGCGAAAGGACCGGAAACTCTGGTCTCGGAACCGACGCCGATCTGACTTCCTCCATTCCGAACGTAAATGATCCCGTCGGCGACGATCACTCCATTGCCTGAGTTATCGGTGAGTTGCGCATCGCCGGTTCCTAAATCGGAGACGGAAGCGTGCGCACCTCCGGCGGTCGTCAGCAACATGCGGTGCCCGCCGATCTTGCCAACGATGGGCCCGGTCATGGTCCCGCCGGTCAGTTTCAGGTACACATCCGAGGTTGCGGCCAACAGGCCGAGACAGCAGAGCAGCAGAAACGCAAGCAGTAATTTGGTTTTCATGGGCTCAACGTTGTGGAATCGACAGTCCAAGTCGTTTGGGTTGAAGCGCCGTCGGAGATGAAACTGAAATTAACAGCATCAAGGTTAGGGATTGTCCCAATCGTGAGATTTAATGATCCCGCTTGCCCCCCGCCCGTTTTCGTGTTGTTGCAAGTGATCGGCGCGGTGAGGTAACTGGTTCCGGCATTGTTTTTTGCGTCCAGCGTGGAACTCCCGGCGTTGTCGGTGTAGCAGTGGATCGCGGTGATCTGCAAACTAAGCCCAGAATTATTGACACAGAAAAATTGCGGATACGTTCCTGACGGGATCGCGTTCAAACCGTCGCCAAGTCCGGTTTGACAACTCTTCGCTACTGCAAGGGCCGCATCGATCCAACTTGGGACGCCGCTTTCATCTTCAGTTAAAACAATGTTTGTTCTCGCTGGCGGAGTCGTAGTGTTTCCCGTCAAGACGGTCCAATGCGCCCCGTCGTAGTAGCAAAGGTCTCCGGGATTCGCGCCGATGCAAGCGCCGCCCGAACCGCCCAAAGTAACAGTGTAGGGGCCAAAGCAACTATTCGCGACGCAGACCGTGTAATCGTAGCGGCCCGGCGGAGCCCACCAGCCGATATTCCCTTGGGCATCACCCGTGCTTTGACAGGCCGAGGGCTGGGGTTGAGGCGTGTCTTGAGATCCTGAAGGACATGTAGCGCCGGTCGAAGTGAAAACCTGAGCATAGTTTGTGCAAGGAACTGCATTGGCTGGAGAATTACACACAGCCAAAACCGGGGAATTGGGCGGAATGTTCGCCAGAAGATAGGGTGTTGAAGTGCTCGAAGAGATAGAGGGAAAAGGCGCATCATAGCGAACATTTTGCCCAAAGGCCAACGGCGCCAGCAAAAAGAGCAGGAATAGTTTGCGCATATTATTAGTTGCTCAGCACCGGGGTCACGGACAGATAGGTTGCTTCCGCCGGCGAGAAGGTGAAAACGTCGCTATTCACGGTCACATACTGGGCGGCGTTGCACTGCACTTGTAGAGTGAAGGTCGGAGTTGCGCCGGCGGCATAAGTGTTTGACGAGATTTCCGATCCCGAGAGCGCCATATAGCCAAAGCCGTTGGAATCCTGCCCGGAGAGCGCGAAGGCTTTCGCGTTGGTAGTGTCGATGACTTCCGCCGCGCACGCATTGTTGGCCGCCGAAAACCAGGCACCATAGCGAATGTCGGCGCGGTAGGTCCCAGGCCCGCTTGGGAATGTCACGGTTTCAGTCAGAACAATGGTCTGAGTCGTCGAGACGAGCGTCACCTGGGAGGCGAGGACAACCCTCTGCGGGGGATTGAATGCGGCATTGCAGCCTGTTGTGGTGGCTCCGCCGTTGGTATCGGTACAGAAAACCACTCCCGGAGTGACCGAGGTCGTCCCCGCGGCTAAGAGTTTCGTATCCCCGCCCGATCCGCCGCCCTGGACCCCAACTTGCGGAACCGAGCCGCCGACTTCCAAAGTGGTGAAATTGCCCGTGTTGGGCGCGGTCGAGCCGATCGTCCCCGGACTGGCCCAGTCGTAGCCCTCGAGCAAATTGGCGTTGAGATTCGTGACTTCGGTCTGGGAAGCCACGATCAGGGGAGGATTTCCGGTGGCTATGGTGCTGGTCAACTGCGAGACCGAGCTTGTAGGCCCGTTTCCGGTCACGCACGGGCCTACTGCGGTAGCATTCGTGCCGTCATAGACGAATTCTGCGGTCGTGACCTGGTTGGGGGCCGAACCGATGACGCAGCCGCCTACCGAGTTAGCCGGCCAGGAGAAAGTTCGCCCGCCGACCGCATCCTGAATGATCTGAAAGAAGATCTCGGCCGGCGGGGAGATCCCGACGAAGGTCAGCGGTTGAGCGGAGGCGTTCCCGGTCAAAGTGAGAATAAATAGCTGGTTTTCGGCGGCGACGGGGAAATTGGGGGTAGCCGAGTAGGTGATTACCGTGGTGGCGTTGGTCGACCCCCCGCCGCCCAACCCATCAATTGTGACTACGGTGCTCCCGCTCGCACAATTCGAGCCGCCAGCGCTTTTGATCACATAGCGATATGCGTTTCCACTTTGGATCCAGACGTTAGCCGTCCCGCCTGCCGAAAGAATTACGGGGTTGGCGTTGGCTGTGTTTCCTGTGTAATCAGTAAATGTGGCCAGCGGCGTCGTGGAAGCGATCTCGTAGGTAAAGACGCAGCCGAAGGCGTTGGGCTGGCCGTTTTGCAGGTAGGAGACGAACTGCGGCCAGGGAGACACGACCACGGCGGTCTGAGCGGGGGCGAAGGATGCGCAAAAGATTGCACACAGCACGAAGAAAAGAGCGTGGAGGCGGTTGGTCATAATAAATTTGTTATGCTGTCAGGCATGACTCCCGAAGAACGCTGGAAAGTTGAAGGCCGCACCCGTGAAGAGTTCCGCAAAACCAAAGCCAGTGTCGGCATCCTGAAAGCGGACATCGCAGCCCATGCGGAGCGATTGAAAGAAGCGCATCAGCAAGTAACCCAGTTTCTTGCCGCACCCACCGGCGGACCCGGCCCAACCGGGATGACACCAGCGCAATACATCGTGCATTTCTTCCGCGATCTCATGCCGCGCGATCTCGAACCCAAACTTCAAGAGCTTGCCGAACAGTCGGAACGGCTGGCCAGCCTGGAAAAACTGATCGCCGAATTCGACTGAGGAGTAGCCCGAACGTGGGGTGGACTTTCGTATACCTGAGTGTAAGGATGGGGGCGCTATGAGACAGTTCCTTTACCGCGTGCTGTTAGTGGCCATCGGAGTGTTTTTCGGATACGCTCTCGGCTATCGTTCACCTGCGCCACCTGCAAAACCTGTTCCCGTGGCTTGCTTTGATTCGCAGGGGAAAGAGATTCCCGATTGGTTTGCGAAGTTTGGCGGCGTCCGCATCGCATGCGCTCCCGGCGAAGTTGCCAAACTGCCTCACTGAGTTTTCCCCGCCCTTGCCGCTTCGAGTGACTGCTGTAAAATTCCGGTCAAATCCTGCGTCCCCGCTTGCGCCTTCGGGATAACCTCACCAGTTGCCGTTCCCATCGTCGCGGTTTTTACTGGTACGCCGTTTTTTTTCACCAGCGGGCTTGAATTGCGGATAGCCGTCGTCCATGCTCGTCCTTTGGAATCCGCCGATTCAACCGCCGCTGCTTGCGATGGGGAAACGTCGCCATGTGTATAAGTCTGGCCATTGTTCGTGATCGCGGTAAATTCCTGCGCGGCTGGATCGTACTTGTAGCCCTTGATGACGCTCGACTGTACTGGAGTAAACCCCTCCGGCAATTTCCCGGCGGCGATGGCTTGCGCGGCAGGCTGATTGCGCAGCGATACTCCGGGCTGTAAAGGCTTTCCGCCGAGCGCAGTTTCAAGCGCCTGCTGCACTTCGGCTGGCTTCGCCATTGGTGCGGACGGCTTCGCGACGATAACGTCGGAAAATTCAGGACGTCCGGTAGCAGGATCAATCTCAATCGTGCGCGGCGACGGCGCAGTGGGCTTCGGAGTGGCGGAAGGTCCTGACGGAGATGTACTCGGCTCTTCTCCCGGCACTGGTTCTTCGCCCGCGCCCCCCACTCGCCTGAGCCACGGCAGGAATTCAGCACCGGGGGGAATCAATTTTCCTACATAGGGGATCTGCCTTGCCTGGGAGATCGCGGCGCTCGCTACTGCATTCGAGATGATCGGATGTTTCGCGGCAAGTTGCGCAACCGGACGAATCGCAGCACTCGCAAGCGCCCCAACTTCAGGGCCAAGGGCCGGAATGCCTATTCCGGCCCCCAAAATTGCTCCCGTACCAAGGGCCTGCGCTTTAAGCCCGGCATCCACGGCACTCTTCGGTGCCATCTGCCCCGAGGCTTCAAAGCCCGTGGTAGTGCTCGGAATTTCAGCTTCTTCTTCGGGCCGGGAAACTGACCTGCCTCCGTACTTGGCCGCAAGCGCGGCAAGATCCGTTCCCGGTGGCATCGCGGGAGTTCCACCGTATTTTGCCGCCAATGCGCTGAGATCAGGCATTACGGAATCCCGGCCTCTTTCTTGAAGGCATCGGCTGATTTCTGGTCAGGGAAGGTGAAGCCAGCCACGGTAACGCCCCCCCCGCCCGACTGCGCCTGATTTCGCGCCATCGGAGCCATCTGCACTGGCTGGAACTTCGAGCCGTAAGTCTGATTGATCGTGCTCAAGGTGTTCTGGTATTTCGTCTGCGAGCCTTCCGCCATGATCCTCTGCATGTCGCCCATATCGTTCAGCACGGAATCGGGGATCGATTTGCCGCTGAGAGCTTTTCCGATGTGACCTTCGAGGGCTTGCAGATAGGAACCGCCGCCGTAATTCTGAATCTCGGCCATGTTGATGCGGTGGATGCCTTGAGCCGTCACCACCTGCAACGCGCCTTCCTCAGGGAGCAACTGGTAGGAAACCACATTGCCTTTCTTCGCGTCGTCCATGATGGCCTGCAACCGCTGGCTGACTGACTGCGCCTGGGCGTAATCTTCCCCGGCCTTCGTCGCGGCTGCAGTGGCGGGTGCGACCAGATGCGGAGGAACCATCGCGAGAGCGGCGTTCGAGCCCCGCGCAATTTGGGCTTCGATGTTGGCGCGGGCTATGCCTTCGGCGGTGGCAACGGCAACCTTTCCCGCCTGAATTTGCGGATTGGTCGCTACAGCAACATCTTGTTGAACTTTCTGCTGGGTTGCTGGCGAGAGTCCTCCACCGGCCGGAATTACGTTCTGCTGTTCCACTTGGCTATGAGCAATTTGCCCCGGCCCTTCATTCTTTTGCTTCACATCGTCAATCACATCTTTTTCGAGCATCAGCGAGTGATTCAAGATTTGCAGTTGCGCCGGGCCGGGATACTGCGGAGGAAGGGACTGTGCGTATTTCGCCATCGTTGGATCGCGCCGCAAGGCATTGACCGCAAGTGAATACTGCGCCGCCTGATCCTCGGGAGGCGCTTCAAGTACGGCCTGCAAGCCTTGCGATATTTGCTTATTGGCGTCGGCGTGCGCGTCGAGTGTGGCCTTGTCCGCTCCTGCAACATCTTTCCGCATTTCGGTGTACTGCTTGAGGAATCCCATCTGCCCCTGAGCGGAAATCCCATATTTCGGGTCTTGAATGCGGTCGAGCAAAGAAGAAAGGCGGTCACCCGAATTTGTCGGCGCGGGAGTCTCGGAAGTCGGCGCGCTCGCGGCGGGCGTCGAAGATTGAGCAGGAGCAGGCGCTGTGCCAGATTGACCGGGAGCGGTCGGCTGCTGAAGCGCCATCACATCGGAAAATTCCGGCGCGCCGGTCGCAGGATTTCTAACCACAGTGCGCGGGGGAGCGGTTGACGGTGCGGAAGGCGACGCGCTTGCGCCTCCGGTTGATGCGCCTGGCTGGCGAAAGGTATCGCTAAGAACCTGCGCGAATCCTTGCCGGTCCTTAAGATCGAGCTGCTGTTGCTGGAGAGCGATGTTCTGTTGCTGAAGGGTTTGCTGCTGCCCCTTGAGTTGCCCCGGAAACATCGCACCCTGCTGCTGCATCCGCTGCTGTTCCGCCGCCTGCTGCTGCTGCATGAGCGCGGTCTGCTGTTTCAGCTCGCCGATGCGGGCATACTCCGCCATGGCGTTCTGACTCGCCTCTTGCCCCATGGCAACATCTTGCGGGATATTCAGCGGGGTTGAAGTGTATCCGCCCATATTAAAAGTGTCCGATCTCTACCATCCGAAGTTGCCGCTGCCCAGCGTGCTCACGTAACTGCCCAACTGTCCCATCTGGTCGCTGCCCATCATGCCGCCAAGCGCACCTTGCCACGCTTGATTCGATCCCATGGTGCCTTGGGCCCGCGCCATGGCTGCGTTGTTCAGTTGCAACGCCTGTTGCTGGCCGCCCGTGAGGTCGATGTTCGCGAGATTCTGCGCCCCGGCCTGCCCGAGTTGTCCCATTTGTCCGGTCGAGGTCAGACCCGCATTCGTCCCGCCCATCAGACTCTGATAGTTCGACATGTACTGCTGCAGGGCGTTGTTATAGGTCGATTGATACGCGGATTGCCCGAGGCCCTGGCCGTACTTCTGCAAGGCCGTGCCCTGCGTCCCGGACATGAGGTTGCCGGTGGCCGCGCCGCCTGCGTTGAGTGCCTGCGTGCCGGAATTGAGTTGGAACTGATAACCGGGAGTCTGCTGAGCTTGCTGAAGGGTCGGGGCCTGAAAGCCTTTTTGCAGGAGCGCCTGGAGTCCCGCCGCCGACGTTGAGCCGAGCTGCTGGTAGGGCTGTTCGGCTGCCTGGTTCGCCGCCGTCGCGCTAGCCTGCGAGCCCTGCGCCGCCTGCTGGTTTTTGAGTTCAAGCTGCTGCGCCTGCTGCGCGCCCTGTGCGAGTTGATTCGAGGCAGTTCCCGCGGCGCCCGCGCCGAGAATTCCGCCGACCATCGATCCAATGAAGCCCATAAGATTTATCCAGTTGCCAGTATCATTTCGAGATCCCGAGCAAAAGCTGATGATGCAGCCGCGCATTTTTCAGCGAACTATGCTGATTCACTCCGTAGGCCGTCATCCCGGCCCGCAATGCACAATGAATCGCCGCCTCATTCCAGAGCGGGACTGAGCCGGTGATCCGCAAGCACGGCGTTTTCGCCCAAAGCCACTGAAAGACTTCCCGGAGAGCCCGCGCCCCCGTTCCCCACGAGGCAGGCAACATGCAGATATGCACTTGCCAGCACACGGAATTCTCCGGGAAGAATACGAACATGCCGCGCAAAATCTCGCCGTCATTGTCAAAAGCGAGCACGTACCAGACGCCTTCATGCAGAACCGGGGTCCACTTCTCCCGGTCGCCGGCCAAATCGTCGCCGATCCCTGGCCAGACTTTGGGGTGAGTGGCGATGGCACGGATCAGCTTCGCGTCTGCGGTGCGCTCGAACATCATCCAACTTTCCACCAGCGAGTACCATCGCTTTTTATCTTCATAAAACTGCCGGGAGTCCCCGGAGCTCCGGTCAAGGTGAAGGGGCCGCCTTCGATTCCCTTCAAGGTGAAAGTGTTCCCGTCCACTGAAGTTTTCGTGTAGGTGATCTCTTTGCACTGCGCCGTCTGCCCGGTGGCCGGATTGAGGCCTGCTGGCGGTGGCGTCTCTTCCTCATCACCCTTCGAAGTGTCCACCAAATTATGCGGCTGCAAGCCATGCGAGATTAAAAGCCACTGGTAATCAGTCGGGGAAAGGCTTGACCCCATGGTGGTCGGCGGCGGAGGGAGAATTTGCTTGGTGGGCATCAGGCGAGTTGCGGTTCCACTTCTAAATATGCGTCAGCTATCCTGATCGGCACGGGGTCCGACCACGATACTTCCCAGACTCGCTTGCGCGCCCGTCCCAACATCCGCATGATGACTCGCGTGTCGTAGCCGCCTTGCGCGCCCACGCTCAAGGTGTAGGTGTTCGACCAGATTTTCCCGCCATCATTCGACCAGCGGAGCATCACTTGCGGAGGGCGGGGCTGGCCGTCGCCGTCAAGGAGCGGAGGCTGCGCGCCCAGGCCTACTTCCACGTCAAGCTCGATCTGCTTGAAATAGATCCACTTGTTTTCGTCGGAGATGGTCGGCGATCGGCGGTAGCCGCGGATAGCGTTGCCGAAGTCGTCATAAAACAAACTCGAAAGCTCGTACACCGTTCCTGTAGCCCAGTCGCCGACGAGATGCTTCTCAAAATTGAAGGTATGGCACATGGCACGATCCGCGGTGTAAGTTCCCGTGACTGAATTGTAGAAACCGCGCTTGCCCCAATATCCGGTGGAAAGGTCGTAAGCCCAAGTCGCACCCGCCCCGCCGTTCGCACTCGGAAAATTAAGCACCCAAAACGAGTGACCGTATTCCTGATACGTCCAGCCCACCGCGTCGGACGTGACCCCGTACTGCTGCCAAGCCAGTTCGGTGGCGTGCGTGGAGATTCTTTGCGCGTTATAGCCCTGGCTTCGATTTGCGATGAGCGCGCCGCGGTCATCTTGTGAAAGCCAAAACACACTCGGATCAATCTGCACGGTGGCAAAAGCCGCGCCCGATCCGGTCTCTATAAAGGCGCCCTGAATCGGAATGAAGACAGGAAACCCAGCCCCGGAGTTGTAGTAGACGACCGCTTTCTTGGCCGAGAAGAAAACAATGGTGCGGTGGTCGCAGATCATGGACGTGATGTTGTCCGGGAAGTAGGAAATGGTCGAGATGTTGAGCCCGTTCCAAATCGTCGCGTCTTCCAGGTTCGATTGCTGAAAGGTGTGAGAATTCTGCAAGGTGGCGATCACGTAGCCATCGACGAAGCCGATCTGCGCGATCAGCCCGTTGAACTGGGTCATGTCCACCGGATAAAAGTTGTTGTCCTGAACCGCGGTGATGTTGAATTGGAGCGTGCCGTCTCCGTTGCCACTGACGATCGTGGTCGGATTATTGTTCTCGACGACATAGCCCGAGCCCGGCGTCAATTTGAAGCCGACCACCGAGCCGCCCGGCCCGATCGCGGTCACGGTGTAAGTTGCGCCAGATCCTGAAACCGAGCCGTCAACCGTTCCCTGATCGCCCGGCGCGTAATTCTGCCCGGCATAACCCGCGGTGATATTCAACTCCAGAGCGCCATCGCCCGCGCCCGCCGTCACCGCAGTTGCGGCGTTCGGAGTGGTCGAGTAGCCGGTCGATCCCGGCGAGATGGCAACCGTTTCAACCGGCCCGGTGGGGCCAGCACCGGTGATGGCGGTTACGGTGTAGACTCCGCCTGCGCCCCCAGCGATCGTGCCGGTGTCATTAATGGCGTACCCGGTTCCCGCGTGACCGGCTGTTACCGTGGCGACTGAAATCATCCCCACGGTGATGATCGCGGCGGCGGTGATGGCGCCCTTGAAGGTCATCACAAAAAGATTGCCGTTCGCCAGGATGACCAGTTGGGTTTCGTTCGCGGTCATCATGGGCGGGGTCACCGGCGGACCCGCCAGCACGCCGCGAACAACCGGACCGGCGCCGGTCAGTTCATAGAGTTTCGAAGCCGCGGCAAAGGTGCGCCCGTTGACGGTGAAGAGGCCGGGAATCGAAGCCTCGCCCGCCATCGAAGCGAAGACTTTTTTCCCCGGCGTGTGCAGTAGGGCGATGGCCGTTTTCGCGGCGGGCGATTCCGACTGCTCGCAGTAGGCGTTCATACAATCCTCATCGTCGATGTTCGGCGACTGACTCATGTAAGTCGGACCGCAAAAGCCCCAGCCTTTCATAAATTACTCGGGAGGTCCCCCAGGACCTGAACCTGAAGCCCAATTGAAATCCGGTTTCGCTTTCCCCGATCTTGGCATTCCACTATCCTGAGTTGATATTCGAGGAGACTTGTCATTCGCGGAGAGCACCGCTTTCCGCGCGCGCAGCGCCGCAATATTGAGGCTGGGATTCTCCCCGCGATTAGAACCGGAGAGTAGGTTTTCAGCGAGCGTCAGTTTCAGCGCATTGCGCCAGCCGGGGGGCAAAGTTCCCGGTCCGCCAGGTCCGCCGATGGGATCTTGGATGGTGACAAACTGCGAGATCGCGGTCCAGAACTGCAACCGCACTTGCTGTTGTGAGTTCGGCATTGGCCAGAAATAAAGCGAGCCATCGGGGAAGGTTGGATCGTAATAAACATCGGTCGGGACGTTGGTCTGAATCTGCTTGACCTGATTCAGTGCCCACCAGGTATGATCGCGAACGTTCATGGGCAAATCGACCAGGCCCGGTGTCCCGGTATTCAGTAAAAGCGCCGCCGATTCAAGGCGCACCGGACGCGGCAAGCCATTCGTTGAAAATGTCGCCAGTCCCGAAGGTCCGACGGTGTGGGGACTCAACCCAGCCACCAGCGTGTACACGCTGAAAACATAGGAATAGACGTAGGCTTTGCGCGCGCTCCACTCATCGATCAAGTCGTTGAGTTTGCGAAAGGCCCACTGCGCTTCGTCCGGCGGAACATTGTTAACTTCTCCGGGAGAGAGCGCTCCGATCTCGATCAGAGCGTCGGCGCAGAGATCGAGCACCCTATAGCTGAGCGGGGCCGGGGGCGTAATTGGAGGGGAGATCGGCATGGGTTGTTACTTGGCGTCGGCGGCGTCGAGTTCCGCGATCTCTTCGTCGGTCAGGCTATGAGCACGCGGCGGTGGGGCGCTTTTCTTGGCGGCGCGGCCGTTGACGATCCGCGAATAGTCATAATTCGGCGAAGGTTGATTCTTGAAGCTGCGTCTCTCGGCTGCCTTCAACATCCGTTCGTCGCCCACCGTGAGTACATCGCCCGATTCGTGGTGATAGACCGTTTTGGGGAATTCCTGGTGGACGTAACGCGGAGTGACCGGCTTCGAGAGGTCGATTTCGCGGCCCACCGGGGCGCTTCGCTGCAACTCGTCGAGTAGCGCGGCTTTCTGCGCCGGGCTCAGTGCATCGATCCCGGTTTTGTCGCTGAGAAAAGAATTCTGGGACATGGAAGGTTCCTTTTGGGTGTGAGTTCCCGCAAGCTGCGCTTCGAGCGTGGTACGCTCACGACGCGGCTTGCGGGTAGCTTCGTTCAAGGGCACGAGTTAGGCGACCGCTTTGACGATCCAGTCGTACCAGTGGCGTTGCTCCTCGGGAACGTCCGTCGGAGGAGGCAACTCGATTACCGCCTCGGGAATCGGAGCGGCCGGCAAGGGAGGCGCGTTATACAGTTCCAGTTCGACGTGGTGCACGCCCTTGGCGAGCGGTGTTACTTTCTTGACTTTGAGTTTGCGCGATGGCTTTTTCATTGTTCCTTTCCTGTGTCGCCTTTTACTCTGCGACCGTTTCGGGCATGACGAATGGACTCGGGTCGAAGTTCTCGGTTTCGACTGGCGTTCCCGTCTGCGAGTCGATGGGGACCGGCTCATACATTTCGGTTTCGATGGGCCTTCCCGTCTGCAAATCTTGCGCTTCGGTTTCGTGAGGCGCAGCCACCGCTTTCACGTAGGGTCGTTGGCGCAAGTTGTCGAGTTCGACGCCGACCGCTTTGTCGTCATCGATCAGGAACGCGAGCCAAGCGCAAAGCACCGTGGCGTCGAAGATGGATAACGATCGGTTGGGATGCGTGGCGAACTGAATCTGGTCGCCGTAGTGGGTCGCCTTGGTGCGAGAGAGGAAAAACGGGTTGGCGTGGAGTACTCTCTGCCCGGAATCCCTAGCGATGAGGTTGAGCCTGAGCGCGCCATCTCCCGAGCCCGTGGTCACTGTCGTCGCAACATTGGCGCGAGAGCGGTCGTTGAGTAACCGACGATGCTGGGGAGAAATGGAAACCGCAGTCACCGCTCCGTTGTCTCCGATGGCGGTGACGGTGTAGATAACGCCCTCGCCGGGAATCGTACCCGTGGCGTTGATGGCATAGCCGGTTCCGGCGGCTGCGATTGTAACTGCTGGAATCTGGTCGCCGCGGTAATCGGTTTTCTCGGCAAGGTCTACGCCGTGGTAAATCTCATGCGTGCGCAGATCAAAGGAGTTTTCTTGCGGCGGATTAAGCGAAGTCTCTGGGTCCATGGCGATATTCTCCTGGGTGAAGAGTGAAAAAGGCAAGGGAAGCGCCGGCCTGGAGGCAAGCGCGACGCCTCCCTTGCGTGAGACTAAACAGCGTTGCTAATACGACGGGAAATATTTCTTATTCGTTCCGTCAAACGTGAAACACAGCTTTTTGTTCACGACCGCAGTAGATGCGAGCGCGATGTTATTGGTCGCAGTCGTGACCCAGGTAGCGTCGGGAATGGTGCAGAACGGCGCGCCGTAAGGCTGAGTGGCCGATCCGCCACCGCCAAGTAGACCCAGCGTAGCCGATGAGCCCCAAGCCGTGATGGAGTAACCGCTGGTCCCGGTAACGTGGAACAGCGGGCCCGATGGATTGACCGCCGCGCCGCCCGAAACCGCAGCGACCGCGAAGGTCACGCCGGCAGGTTTTGCCTCATTGAAAAAGCCCGGCACCCATGAAGCTGTGATGCTGGAGCAAATCCACTGCCGCCCGCTTTGAATATTCACCGTGGGCGTGACCGAAGCTGAAGCGGTACAAGAGCCAGAGGGATCGACCGCGACAAAATAATTCGGCGGTCCTGCCAGCACCACCGAGCCGGACAAGTGCGCATTGGCCTGCGTGCCGTTGTAACCTCGCGTCACGCCGATCCTTGTGCCACTGACCGAGTTGACAAATACGGCTTCGGAGTTGCCCCCGGTGCCGTCTTCGATGTAAAGCAGGGTTGTATTCGCGGTAATGCCGGTGGCCGAAGCTACCGTAAAGGTAGTGGTCGATTGCGTCACCGACGCCGAAAGGCTGGTGGCGGTGAGTAAAAGGTTGGTGGCAGTGGCTTGGGCGTGCGCTTGGTAAATTTGGTAGAACGGCGCGGCAATCACCAAAGCCAGGATGAGCGAGAGAGTAATAGTAAGTTTTTTCATGGTTTTTGTCTCCCGATTGGAATGTACGTACAACACCGTACAACCAGGTGCGGGAAATCTCCTTTTCCTAGGCTCCCAGAATCGCTACTGCACCGTTGTCCTGGTACAGGTTGCCGAAACCGCAGCAAGTGTCAAAACGGTGGATTTGCATGGACCGAACCGGGTCCCAGGCTTTGACGAAGCGCACCGGAATCCCGGTTTGCTTGTCTTCCGCCTGCGAACGCGCTTCGACCGCCTTCGGCAGATAGAATCTCATTCCGACGATGGCGAATGCCTGCTTAGTCAGAGCGAGGCCGATGGTGCCGGTCACGCCGTTCGGGGATTGGGTTCCGGGGAAGAGCGTCATCGCCGCCGTATCCGCGGGCAGCACATCGACGTTCTGGTACTGCGAGCCCGGCCCGTAGATCGCGGGCAGGATTTGCAGCACATCGGCCGCGTTGCCAGAACCCAAGCCAACCAACGACTGAGTTATGGTGAAAGTCTGCGGGGTCAGTGGTCCGGGACTTCTCCGGGTGCGCGGGTTCACCATGTTGACGTTCAAAATGGAGAACTTGTCGCCCTGGTTGAAGGTGTCGCTGGCGGTGCAGCTAATCGCAAGCGAGGTTCCGCTCTGGCCTGCGCCATGCACGGTGACTGCTCCCGCCCAAGTTCCGGCGGTTTGCGAGTACAGCGACTGCTCCTCGAAAACGTCGAAGCCTTTCAGCCGCCCCAGCGCGCCTTCCTTGAACGCCATGGTGATTTCATCGCTCGGTTGGAAAAGTGAAGTCACGGGCGTGTTGATCGAGTTGGTCTGCATCGAAGACGAGACCAAGGCGCAGCGTTTTCCCGGAGGCGCGGCCTTTTGCAAGAGCCGGGCGCGGGCATCGTCAAGGAACTTGACCGAGGTCGGGTCCGATCCCAAAATGCCGACGATCTGCGAGGTGTTGTTTTTGGCGAAGAAAGCAGCCTTCGAGTCGATTTCTTGCGCGATCTGCACCCCTGCCGGTTCGAGGTATTGCTCCTTGATTTCCTCTTCGGAGCGTTCGGCTTTGACGGCGGCTTCGTAATCGTCCCACTGAAAGTCGATGCCAAAAGGTTGGTCGAGCGAGATGGTGGTTGAAATCCGGTCGATGCCTTGCGGGTTGTAACCGAGGCCGTCGCGGATCAGGAACTGTTGCGGGAATTTGACCTGGATGGTGGTGCCGACGGCGAAGGTTTTGTTGTAGTCCTTCTCCCAGTCGGTGCTGAAATACTCCGCCACCTTCAAAGCGTTCTTGAGGTTGCGGAGCACTTCCATCGAGATCCAGGAAGTGTTGAGAAACTGGTTGGCCATTTATTTTCCTTTTTTGCGACGTTCGAGAGCACGGCGGTTTTCTTCGCGTATATAGCTCTCGGAGTCGCCGGTTTCGAGGGCCTCGGCGACGGGATCTTTTCCCACCGCTCCCTTGCCGGAAGTTTGGTGGGGAGGCCGAGGGGCCTGGGTCACGGGTTTCACAGAAGTTGTTTCGGTAACAGCAGACTTCGCATTGGGCTTGGCTTCGCCGCTGAGATAAGTATTCGCGAGCACGGCAAGGCGCGAAATTTGCTCAATCTGGCCGAGCTTGTAATCGGTGCCTTGCGGATTGCGCGCGAAAATCTCACGAATCGCTGGATCGTCGATGTTTTTGGCGAGGTGATACAGCAACGAGACGCCGCGATCCGGTTGCGCGAGAAAGAAGCGATCGAAGTGCGAGCCGTCTTGATAGAAAATCGCAGAACGGCCGTCGGCTTCTTTCGTTCCCAACGCGGCTTCCATGGTGGCGTCGTAGTCCGGGTGAACTTCACGCTGTTTTGTGACATGCTCGGTCAGACCCTGCTGTATCGCTTGCCTTTGTCGATCCTGCTCGCTCGCTTGCGTCGTCTGCGAAAACTTCTCCACGGCCCGGCGTTCGCCCTCTTCCACCAACCATTGATCTTTTGCCTCTTCATATTCGGCAAAGGATTTAAACTTCGGCTGGTTGGTTTTCGGGTCTACGTCGTCGATCTTGGGCTTGAGATTGGTTTTTGGCTTTGTCTCGGTTGCAGGTTGCGATTCCTGCACGGTTTCACGCTGAGGGGGTTTTTCGAGGCGTTCCAGACGTTCGCGCAGTTCGCGATTTTCACGGGTGATCTTCGCCCAGCGGTTTTCGCTGGTCGCTGCCGTCTTCTGTGCAGGTTTCGCGGGTTCCGAGCCCGCAGCGGTTTCGGATGCATTGGGAGTCGCCGATTCTCCCTCTTTCACTGGCGGAACTTGAGTTTCTTTTTCCCGCTCTTCGCGGATCACGGCGGGAACGTGCTCACCATCATCCACTAACTGCGTGGCGGCAACGTCCAACTTTTCCGGCAATTCGCCGGTGAGTCGGTAGTTTTTGCCAGTCGGCAGAAAGCGAGATGTGGGTTCGCGATCGGGAGTGGAAACTGCCGAGGCTTCCTTAGTGACGGCGGGTGTGCTCATGATTTTCCTTTTTTCCGCTTTACGCTGCGGGGGCGAGAAGAGCTAAACTTGGCCTTGATTGGGCTGTGTGTTCTGCGCCATCGCCTGTTGATGGGCCTGATCCGAATCCTGCGTTTGCTGCTGCAACGTAGCCTGCTGGTCTGCCAACCCTTGCGCGTGCTCATGTTCGGCGGCCTGCATCCCGGCTTCGTGGGCGGCACCATGGTTTTCGACCCAGAAGGCTTTGTACATCTCCATCTCTTGCGCGGCGTTCTGATTCTTGGCGGTGATTTCCGCGATCAGCACTTTAATGTCGTTCGCCAATTGCGCGCGCTGGTTGTCGCCGTCTTCCTTCATTTGCTGGAGCAACAATTTCGTCTGCTGTTCGAGAACTTTCCCGGCGTGCTCGGCATGTAGGCCCGCGGCTTCCTGCTGCACTTGCTGCAACTGCGCCTGAAGTTGAGAAACGACGGCTTGGGCCTCCGGTGGAAGATTCGATGGGGCGGGCGGGTCGAAGACTTCGGCGATCTGCTGGCCGATAGGTCCGAGGTCGGGCCGCATCCGAATGGCGAGCGCGAGTACCTTGGCCGCCGGGGTTCCGGGCTGCGGCATATTCGGCATGTTCTCAATCAGTTGATCGACGAATGCCGCTTGCTCTTCGCGTTCCGACTGATAGCTCGGCCCGGTAGAAATGGTTACATCGAAATCGCCTTTGCCGGTGTGAATGTGGTCCTCGGGAACATCCTGCACGTCATAATTACCTTGTTCGTCAATCGGATGCGAGGTGTTTCCGATGACATGCACCAAACTGCGGGAGCCGTCGGGTTGAGTCACGGGCATTTCGCGCTGGGTGTCGAGGATCGGTTCGATCAATTCATTGATCTGCCAGCCCATGTTGTGCAGGAAGCAGTTCTCATAGCGGTCCACGAAGTGAAAGGCGCCGAGCGATTCCATGTCGTCAATCTTTTCGAGGGCCACGCCGGATTTCTGATTCCTACGTTGGGCAGCGTCGGGCAGGGGAGTGATGCCCATCGCGGCTTGCAGAGAACGGCCGGCAGAGTCTTTCGCCAGCTCGTACTGCTGAAAGTTAGGTTCGTATTGCGGGCGCGTGGGGATCGGGAGAACTTGCCCGGTTACGCCGTCGATCATCACATCAACCTGAGCGATCGCGTGGGGAACTTTGGTCAGCTCTTCCCAAACTTCGGCATCCGACTCAAATTGTCCCTTGTAGCCGATGAAGGGCGTTTTGGGCACCATGCCCGCCTCTTCGCACTCCTGGGTGGCGAGGAAGTCATACAGCATCTGCGGATCGCGCGCGAAGCGAACCATGGAGAGCAGTTCGCGCTTGCTGTTGCCGCCTTCGGTGGTCCAACGCTCCGGCCCGAAACAGGGAATAATCGGGATGCGCGTTCCGGCCCATGGAACATCGTCGAGAATCTCGAAACCGTTGGTCAGATACTGCATGACTTTGGGGATCTGGATTTTGCGGTCCCGCTTGACTGTCCCCTTGATTCCGGCTTCCTGCGCGGCCTTCCACTCGTCTTCGCGAAAGATAACCGGGCCTTTTTCGGTTTCGACTAGCAACAGCATGTCGGTTTCGTGCTGCACCATCCAATACTCGGCACGCTGCACGAATTTATCTTTGATCCAGTCGGAGAGATGGGGGTCGGCATCGCTCGTAAAGTCGGTGATTTTCGCCTTGGGGTAAAGGCGCTTAAATTCCTTTTTCGGAACGAGTTCCAAAAGGAAGCCGTCGGAAACGTCGGAAGCGTCGGGCTGTTTGTAAGTGGGATTGAGAAGTACACAGTCCGGGTTCATCACCGGCTTGACAATAATTTCCTGGTCGAAGCTGTCGTCGTCCTTGTACTCAGTGCGGATCACGGCGAAGCCATAACTGCGCTCAATCATGCTTTCAAAAGCATTCAGATAAACGGGCTGGGCCTGCGACCGTTCCTCAATTCCCATGATGAGGTTGGAACGATTCTTGGCGTCTTTGTCGTTAGCACCATCGCCCTTCGGCATGGCTTTCACTGAGCGCTTGCTTTTGCGAACGTTGCCGATGGTCTGATTGAGAAATTGATTGATCTGGTCGAGGTGAACACAGGGGCGGCCAGCGTCTTTCCTTTGGGCGCGATCTTCCGCCGTCCAGGGGCCTTCGATGCTGATGGACTGCATATCGAGGCGGCCCTGCTCGCGAATATCCTGCCACTCTGAGCGGTAGTCGGCGTAGGCTTCCCTGATCTCTTTGGGTTCGGGGGGTTTCATTGAATGATGGTTTTTGGCGCGCAGGCCGGACAGACCATTTCCGGCGGATGTTCACTCGCCCGCCAGCCGTCGCGGTGCGCATCTTTGAATGCTGCTTTGCGAGTCTTACCGGAATAACCTTGTTCGCGGGTACATCGAACACATCCAAGCGTCAGAAATCCCTTGGCTTCAGAGAGTTTGATTGCCTCGGTTGCTGCCTCTGCCAATCGGTGCTCTTCGCTCTTGATTTCCCCAGGCTTGAACGGCTTCGGGAAAGCCGAACCATCCCAAACGTCCCACTGCTCCCGCTCCGCCCTCTGCTTCACTTCCATTTCGTAATCTTCGAGCGATCGCGGCGTGAACGAAAGGTGGAGCTTCAAGCATTCATAGGCTTTTCGCCGCTCCGCGGGCGCAGTGGACATGAGCAACCCACGAAAAGAGTCGTGCGTCTTGTAGAGGGTCGCAATCTGAGCGTACAGGTTGCGATCTTCCAAGCCGCCGAAACCCAGCGTCTTCAACTCATGGTTGATGCGCTGGCGATCCTTGAGGGTGACGGCGGGCATCTAGGCTTTCAGGTCCTTTTCTTCCAACTCTTCCTCGGGGCCGTCAAGCTTTAGATGCTCGTGCAGTTTGCCCATCAGCGCTTCGCCATCTGGAGCGGAATAAGTGGTCGCTTGGCCGCTTTCCATGAAGGCGCCGCTCTTGCCGGCCGATTTCATGTGGGGAATATGCTCGACGGTGTGCGAGCCGTCGTCGTGGTGGGTAATCTCGGTGCGGTGAAACGGTGCTTTTTGCATGGCTGAGGAACCTTTCTTGTTATGTCCGAGTGAGGGATCGGCATGCAACTCGGCATTCATCTTGTCTTTCTGCGAAGACGTGAGCGGCGAACCGCTCGATTCGAGATAACGAACTTGGCGACGAGTCCAGGGCATACAAAATCTCCAAAACATTACCGGAGCTGTAGTAGTGACAGGGAGGAACTACAGCCCCGATCCCGGCGCTTGCGCCTATCCGAAGGAACGTGTAGCGCCGAGAACACCGTTAACTCGACAGCGAACAGCCCAGTTCGGCGCGCACGTACCACACGCCTTGGTAGGCTTCGAGGATGCACAAGGCTCCAATATGCGCGTTGAAGGTCATCACCGTGTCGTGGTCGCTCGTGTTGCCGTCGCGAATGTCGCCCGCGGCGGGCGTGGTGATGGTGTGGGCGTAAGCTGTGAGCGAAAGAATCTCGATCAGCACGCCATCATCTGCGCCCACCGTCGGCGCGGCCAAAGTCAATGCAGCTGCAGCAGCATCGGTAACAACGTACTTGCCGGGAAGGTGAGGATTGATCGCGCCCGAGGCGGTAATCGGAACGTAAGGACCAGCCAACAGCGAGGCTACCGCGCGATCAGTGAAAGCGCCGGTGGGGGTGTTCACTTGGTTGCCGGGGCCAGTGGATAGAGGGGTCATAAGTTTATTCTCCTAGTGAGCTAGAAAAGTCGATTACATCGTTCCCATCATGCGCGCCCGCATGAAGTTCATCGCCGCGGGGTCCATGCCCCCGTTTTGCGGCATCTGGCCGGGCATCGATTGAGACATGCCGGGCGACATTTGACCAGGCATCTGCGGAACACCGGGCTGGGCCATGATGGGATTTCCGTTTGGGCCTTGCGGCATCCCCATCGGCATTCCCGAAGGCATCCCTGGAGGGCGAAATCCGCCAGCCATGATCGGGGAAGCAACCGGGCCACCCGCGCCCGCCATCGGAGCTTGCGGCGCCGTCATCCCGGTGCGTTGCGCGAACACGTTATTCTGATCAGCCATCAGCATGATTTAAGACCAGGGGGAATAGCTGCGCTTGGAACTTGATACCGTCGATTTCTTTTTGGGCAACACCGGCATGGCGAAGGTCAAGGCCAGCGCATCGCCATCGTCGGGCGAACTGGAATCCGCGCCCATTTTAGCAAGACGCTTCTGCATCAGTTCCTTCGATTCCAGTTTCACGCGCTGCAAACGGTCGCCAACCAGAATCGGCTTCGAAAGATCGGCTTCGAGACCGGGATCTTTGTCAATCGCGCCGCCGTCCTGTAGCCACTGCTTCATCTTTCCCCACATCTCATCTCTTCGATAGGCATACTTCGGATCAGTCGAATCCTGACCGAAGTTCACTTCCATGATGTTGGTGTGGCCAAGGGCTCGCAGACGTTGCGCAACCGGGCCTGCGATTCCGGCTGAATCGCAGAAGAGCATGGCGATTTTGTCGCCGTTGAAATTCTTGGAGAGCACGTCGGCGAGCTTACCGACCATCACTGCGGGGTTGCGAGTAAATTCACCCTTCACTTTTATGGGGGGAATACTTCGTCCATCAAAGCCCTTTCTAAATCGGATAACATTGTCGTCCGCGCCTCCCCACGCAAAATCGACTCCAGCGACCAAAGGATCGTCAGGGAGTGAAAGGGCAATTCTCTGTTGCGCGAGTTGAATGGTGCTGAGATCAATAAATTGTCCAGACGCTGCGCGAGGCGGTAAGCCTCGAACACGCACCCTAAAGAAATCGGAATCCTCGCCGTAGTCCTGCTCCCACTCAGCGATTTCTTCTTTGTTGGTGCCTTCGACGGTACGCGAGTCGATGACGTAGGTTTTCCAGCGGTGCCTTTGGTTGCCGTGGGTGCAGTCGTAGAAGTCGCCGGAGTTGAGCGTCGGGTTTCCGAACTTGAACCAGAGGATTTCCGTGTCACTATCAGTCAATGCTCCTCGTCCGACTTCGGCGGAGATGACGGAGGCGATTTCCGAAGCCTCATCCATGATAATCACAATGCGCTTGCCTTGGTTGTGAGCACCGGCGAAGGCTTGCGCGTTTTCTTCGGACCAGGGATTGAAATCGGCGCGCCAGGTGCGATCGTGACCCTGCTCCATGACCTTGATGGAGGCAACGTTGACGGCGAACCAATCGGAGTTCAGCGCGAGGCGAAACCACTTCGACGCTTCGGGCTGAGTTTTGGTATCGAGCTGGCCTTTGGTGTTCGCAGTGACGATCACTTTGCAATCTTCGAAGGTGGACATAGCCCACCAGATGATCATGGCGACCAGTGCGGATTTGCCGATGCCGTGACCGCTCGACACAGCACACTTGAAAGGCTGATGACACGTCTCGGGATTCTTCAGGTGCGCGCCCACGTCCGCAAGAATCGTGGCCTGCCATTGCCGCGGGCCGGCAGACTTTTCCAGTTCCATTTCACCCCACGGGAAGCCGTAGAGCACGGCGCCCAGCGGGTCGTGGGTAAAACCGCCTAAGTCGTCAGCGAGCATCTGCTGTTCGGATACCTGAATCATTTCGGGGCAAGCGCACGCTTGCGGGCTTTCTGGATGGCTTCCGAGAGTACGAGGTTCACGTTCATCTCAATCGGCTTGTCGTGCAGGTGGTTCACGGTGTCCACCGGGCGACCGTAGGCGCGGTCTTCGAGGTAGCGCAATAAATTCGTGAGCGGGATGATGGAGAACTTTCCCTGATAGTCGGGGCCTTCGATAGCACCTTTCGGCGGAGGCAAGAGTTTGCCATCGTCACCGATGCCGAGCCGGTTTTTCTCCAACTCGATAAGCGAATTCCAGAGCGTTTCCGACTTCGCCTGGTTGAGCACTCGCAACGCGACATTGACGTTGGTCGGACGAACGGACTTTGGCCGCCCGAGTTTCTTTTTCTCGCCGGTCTTTGGATCGATGCCCGGTTCACGTTTTCCGCCGCGGCCCATTAGGTGAGAAATTTGTTGTGTTTTTTCAAGTAGGCAATCGCCTGTTCGAATCGAAGCGGATTTTCTTCACCGTTCCCTAGAAAAACATTGCATTTTAGGTGCAACAGTCCGCGCATTTTCCCAGTGAAGTGATCGTGATCAACTTGCCAGTGCTCTCTCAAGGGCAACTCACAAAGTGCACAACAGCCCTTCTGTTCAGCAAGCAGCTTTTCGAATTCCGCACGAGTAAGCCGATATCTTTTCAGCCTAACCGCTAGATAATGCTCAAACGCTTTTGGCTGTTTGATGAACGCTAGAATTCGCTCGGTTTCTGTCTTCGCTTTCGCTGGCCGCCCGAGCTTCTTTCCCAGTCCTGCGATTCGTGTCCCGCCTCGCGACATATACTCCCCCCGCCAACAAAGGGTAGCAGTCTTGAGGCCAAAAAAGCCCAAATAGATTCAAACAAATCAAAGGCCAGATGACCCCTGTAAGGCAAGCCCGATGGCAACCGCTGCCTCCGCATCCGTCTTTTTCAGGTACGCCCCCGTGCTACTCATGGACTTGTGGCCGAGATACTGGCGAACGTTCTCAATTCCCGCGCTGTGAATGGTTTGCATGGCTACGGTGTGTTTTAAAACGTGGGGATGACGCTTGCGCTCGGGGATCCCCGCGGCTTTCGCGTAGCGCTGCATCAGACGCCAGAAATGCTGCCGGGTGACGGGGAAAAGCTTTTGGTTGACGCGCATGGGACGAATGAAAGCTAAGAGCGCCGCACGCTCATCTAGAAGCGGTTCCAGATCCGAGATCAAAGGCTGCACAGTCCGCAGACTTCCCTTCAATCGAGCGACGGTCAGGTGCCCGTCGGCGACCGCATCCCTTTCGAGCCGTACCACTTCGCTTGCTCTCAAGCCGTGCGAGTAAGCCACAAGAATCATCAGCCAATTCTTCGGGCTGTGCGTCCTCGCCGCTTGCAAGAGGGAGATCAGCTCGGGCTTTGATAATGCCTCCACGAAGCAGCTACAAGCAAAAAAGGTGACAGAAGTTCATATTGTCACCTACTCCGCATTCCCCGCACGATACTCCACCAGGAACTGCGCGAGGTCGGGACAGGGCTGCGGGCTCCTAGTGTCCGGGTAATTGGGAAAGATGACGTGCAGGAGCGCCCGACTTTCTTCCACCGTGAACCACTCAAGAGCGCCCATCCTAGCGAAAGGTCAGCAGCACCCAGCGCACGATCTCGGGAGCGCGCGTGACCAGGCCGGTGACCACCGCCACCACCACCGCATTCCGCAGTTTGAGGTTAAATACCTGCTGGCTGAGGCGCCCGGTGTCGGCCTGTAAGCCGCGAATGTGATTCGATTGGGCGTTGACCGCGTGCAGCAGGGCTTCGGGTTGGGCGCGCTCGGGGCCGTCGTACTGGGCTCTGCGATCGATCTTGTTGAAGGTTCCAAGATACTTAGCGCGTTCGATGACATGAGGCGGAGCGTAGAGCGGATCTTTCATCGCTGCTCATACCTGCCGGCCATTTCCTCGCGTTGATAACGCACGGCCAGCTGCACCCGGTTGTCGCAGCCCACGCGCTCACACGATCTGTACACATACGCTTTGACGGTGTGGTAACTCATCTTCAACTCTTTCGCGATTTCGCGATTCTCCAGGCCATCACGCACGCAGCCCGCGATCCTGAATTGCGTTTCGGTCAGAATATCGCGCAGAGAGGGAAGTAAATCAGGGATCTCGGTGCCGGAGACCACCAGGCTTAAGCCGGCGCTCACGCCGTCACCACGCGCGAAGTGCGGAGCTGCATGACCAGAAATCCGAGCGAGGGCCGCGGCTGCCAATCCTGAAATGAAGCGGAGGGGCCGAAACGGAAGGGGCGCGCCGCGGGGCTGGGCGCGCAGAGGACGGGGATAGCTACGATCGTGAAGTCGTCCAACCAGCGAAATCCGCCGCGGGCAACTTTCAATTTGGCGGTCGCTCGATTGCACTTTTTGACGCGATCGCCGAGAACGTTGACTTTTGCGGACACGAGTAGCTGACAGGCGCGGAGGCAGGTACCCGGCTTTGGCGCGCGGGCAGCGATCGGAATGGCCCCAAAACGGTTACAAGGCAGAATATAGCACGAAATGGTTGCCAGAACGGTAGGTTACTAAGGTGCTAGGGGGAGGATTTCGGGGATTTTGGGGTAAAATGGGCGCATGTCTAAGCCTGTTTCGGGTCGCCGTGCTTCTCGAAAATTTTCTGCATCTCAATTACGTCGGAAAATCGTTGCCGCGCTTCTGCGTGGGGATCTAGTTTCGCGAACTCCTGCTCTACCTCTTCAATCAGCTTTAACCCTTCTTTTGGAAAACCCGGACTCAGCCGCGCTGCTACAACGACTTTCAGAGCGCGAACTGCAACTTGAAGCTTTGCTAAAGTCTCATCAATCGCGTGGAACTCTTCGGCGATCTTCTGCAAGGCCACGTCGAGCTGTTTCCGGGAAATAGTCACGACGAATCACGGCTTGACTTTCTTATGCGCTTTCCAGCGGGCTTGGGCGGCCCCTTGAGCGATCTCCGTGCGGCGTGCGGCGGTCATTTTGGTGAGGCGGGCTTTTCCGCCCCGTCTGCCGATCTTCGCCAAGTACTCTTTTACGCTCTCCACGCCACGATTTTAACGCCTAATTTCACAATACATACTAAGCGGCTTGGAAGTTATTGAGAACACGGCAAATAGACTTCTTGACAAGAATATGCTAAGCGGCTTATTATAACCACAGTTAAGCGGACTGACCGGGTGTTGAAAGTCGGTGAGGCCGAAACCGCGATCCAGAAAGCAAAAGGGAAGCAAGAAAGGGCCGCTTTCTACGGCCCTCGCTGTCCGCACTACAAGGAGTAACAATTATGAGCAGTTTAACATCTCACGATTTTCCCACGCAACAGCCGCCGGCGGGGGCCGCCCGTCCCAAAACGCAATTCAGTATCGCGACGAAAGAGATTGGCTACGTCAAGGGCTCGCTCTACGGGCCACCCGGAACCGGCAAAACAACGGTGATGGCGATGCTTCTGCTTTACCTCTCGAAGACTTACCACAACTCCGCACCCGTTGCCTGGTTAGCCTCCGAGAAGGGCGTCGATTTCGTCTTGGACTTTTTCAAGGCAGAAGGCGTCCCGTTGCTGGTTTCGCGATCACGTTCGTTTGTCGATTTGCGCTCCGCCACGCGGGACGCACGCGAGGCCGGTTGCTGCGCTGTTGGGGTCGATTCCATCACCCATTTCTGGCAGGAACTTTTCAGTGAAGGCATGAAAGCCAAGGGGCCGCGCCTGCAGAAAATCATGCGCATCAAGGAAGAGTGGGCACCGTTCAGCCAGGACTTCCAGGACAGCCCGGTGCATTTTCTCGTGACCGGGCGGCTGGGATTCAACTGGGACGAAGTGGAAACGCAGAACGAACAAACCGGCGAGATTACCAAGGAAGTATCGCGCGGCGGCACCAAGATAAAGGCGGAGGGCGACTTCGGACACGAGCCGGATCTCGAAATCGAAATGTCCGCGGTCGAAGATCCCGACTTCATGCGCTGGGAAAAGGTGCGCGGCAAGAACCGCAAAACATTTAAGTCACAGATGATCCACGTCGCCACGCTCAAGAAATCGAGGGTCTGGGCGCTGAACGGCAAAGCCTTCTCGTGGAAGGATCAGCCAGCCTACAAACTGGGCTACTATGCCACGGTTGCAGAGTGCTTCAAGCCGCATTTCGACCAAATCGGCATCGGCGGAAGTCACAACGTCATGGCTTCGACTGTCGGCTCATCCGTACTCTTTCAACCGGGGAACGAGCAAAGCCAGTACGAGTACAACATCAAGAAGACCATCGCGGTCGAAAAGTGGGAAGGCACCATGTCGGCGATCGCGGCCGGCACGTCGAAAGACGCAATCCGAATGCGGAACATCGTCGGCATGTCCATCACCGGCACCCGGTCAAAGACGGAATTCGAGCGGCAGCCGCTGAACCTGATCGAGCGCCAGGTCTCAATTCTCTTGGCCCTCGAGGAACGATTGAAGACGGATTCGCCCACGACGGACGGCGAGCTGCGGAACACGATCCGCATGGCGGTCGAAGATATCGACAACCCGGAACACAAGAGCGTCAGTCTTTTGGAGGCAATGCTCGGACAATCAGTCGCCGCGGAGCTGGGCAAAAAAGGCCCGCAGCCGGTCGCCGCAATCCTCGACAAACCAACGAACGGGGAAGCGGAGGCGTTCTGAAATGGAGGGCACCGTGATTAAGATCACGAAAAGATTCGGAGACCCAACTCCACTAGTTGAACGTCATCAGGCAGCACTTGAAGCAGGGCACGAACTGGTGGAGATCAACCGCGAACTCCTGGAAGCCCTCGAAACACTTCTAGACGTGAGCGACTTTGCCGCCAACTCGCGCGTAGGTGAAATCCACCTGCGCGCGATGGCCGTCATCCAAAAAGCGAAAGCCCAACAACTATGATTCGGCATTGCAAAGACTCGGACGAGATAACGATGTGATCCTGCGCCCCCAAGGAAGGAGAAGACATGGACCAAGAAAGAAGTGATTTAGTGCAGGAGTTAGCTCTGAAATTGGATTTAGCGAACATGGAACTTCAGACTATCGACGAGGTTCTTGCGCGCCGCCCAGCACTCTCCACGTTGAAACATCGCACCGAAAAAATCGAGCGAGCCTGCAACGCAGCGTCCGAGGCCGACAGAGCGCTGTGCGAAATCCGCCAAAAGGCGCAGACTCAAAACCCGCCGAATATCGAGATTCGGAAAATCGCGGACACGGCGATAAAAAAACTGCGTGGAATAGTACGAGGGCTAGATGCTTAGGCGCCGTCCCATCCCGAGAGTGCGCGACTACCCCACGGAATCCCTGCGCTACGAAACTATCATGGGCGGGGCGGTCCGCGTTTACAAAGACGGAAGGGAAGTTTGCCAAAATTCAAAAGACGGGTGGCTAGAATACAAGCGGCGCGTAAAACTGATGTGGGAGCGACAGGATAGGCGCTGCTGCGATTGCGGGCGAGCGTTGGCACTCTTGAATGCCACTTTCGAGCACCAACGCAGAGATCGGA